GTTTACAATTGATTATGCCGGTGAGGGTGTAGGCATGAATCGAGGAAGAATAATACAGGACAACGAAGACAAGATTAGCTTTCATGAGTATTGCAAGAAAATAAATTTTCACATTCCGAAAGATTGGGAAAGTTTAGAAGCTAAACAATGCGCTGCTTTAAGCCGATTTTTCTGTGCAGGATTTAAAGCCGGAAAGAAAGCGCAACGGGAACAAACTAACCATGATTTATCTGTTGCTTTTTTCACTGGTCTGCATTCTTGCAAAGAAAGCAAAAAGGAGCAACGATGAGCACGCTAAGCGAGTTGTTTGGTAGCACTATGGGGAATGCACAAAACCGCGTTACTCCTGTAAGTGATATTGACGCGCTGTTAGACCGCAACAAAAAACAAATAGGGGGCGATCACTATATGAAAATGGAAGTTCAGCCGTGGGACGTAATGGAAAAGATATTGACACGGGAAGAGTTTATAGGTTTTTTGAAAGGAAACATTATAAAGTATAGCATGAGGCAGGGCAAAAAAGGCGACGATGACGCTGAGAAAGCGCGGCATTATATGCAAAAGCTGGAGGAGTTCTATGACAGAGCATGAGCATCAAGTGCAATTTGTAGCCTGGTTTCGCAAAACGTTCCCCGATGTCCTGATTTTTGCGATACCAAACGGTGGGCAGCGTAATATAGCAGTCGCAGCGAAACTAAAAGCCGAAGGAGTGACCGCTGGGATTCCCGATTTATTTGTTCCGGCATGGAGGTTATGGATAGAGATGAAAACGCCAACGGGCCGACTTAGCGAGTTGCAAAAAGCAATAAAAGCGCACCTTGAGCAATTGGATGGATATTCTTATCTAATTGGCCAAGGGTTCCAAGACATTAAAGAAAAAATAACGCAACTGAGGATCATAAAATGACTATTAATGAATACATGAATTTTTGCCGCACTACCGCAATTTATCCGCTAGCGAATAGCGGAGACGTTCAAGAGCTAATGTATTTAGCGTTAGGTTTAGCGGGCGAAGCCGGGGAAGTGGCAAACAAAGTGAAAAAATTATACAGGGACGGCGACGCTTTGCATAAAAGAAGCGCCATTGCTGGCGAGGTTGGGGATGTGCTCTGGTATCTAGTGCGGATTATCGACGCGCTGGAACTAGACCCCGAATTGCTAATGATTAACAACCGCACAAAACTGGAAAGCAGGCAAGAGCGCGGCGCATTGGGCGGGAATGGGGATAACCGGTAATGAAAGTAACATTGCTTGACTACACTAATGACGCTGAACAAAAAATAGGGGAAGCCGCTGGAATATGCTACAACGCGGACTCTAGTCCCGATTCTTGCAGAAAACGCGCAAAAAAAGCCGCAGAAAATGGCCATTTAGCGGTTTTGAGATTCGCTTATGCTACTTTTCAGGTGTCTGAAATTAGCCGGGTTTGTAGCCACCAGCTTGTTCGGATGGCCCACGCTGGAATCTTGCAGGAGTCGCAACGGTACGTTAAACAGACGGCGATTAAATACGTTGATCCGCCAATGCTGGCGACGGTGCCGCTAGAATTGCAGGAAGAATGGCACGCAATACAAGCAAGGGCCACGGCGCTATATGGAGAGTTAGTGGGCGAATACCTCAAAAAGGAGGACGCAAGATACATTCTGCCGCAGGGATGCACGACAAAAGTAAACTTATGCTTAAATTTCCAGGCTTGGCAGCATTTTTTGTATTGGCGCGATGATAAAGCGGCTCAGTGGGAAATCAGAGAGATAGCGCAAGCAATACGAGCACAATTGCACACTATCGCGCCGAATTTGTTTTAAGCAAAAAAATAACCCAGCTTGCGAGGGATGCAAACTGGGTTAAAGAGCGCCGGAGGAGCGTGACAAGCTAGGGGGAGAAAAATCGATAGCGCGATTATATCAACACTTTTCAACTTTGCAATAGTTTTATTTCAGCTTCTCGCCTGCGAACGAGTCCAGGTAAATCACGCCCAGCCGCTTTCGTCCAGCGGCGGAGCTGAAAAGCAACGCCCGCCCAATCTTTTTTATCCGCATACTTTTTGAGCGTAGAGCTTTTATAGTTCCCGCTACCCAAATTGAATACAAAATCCCCCAGTGCCGCTATCTTGTTTTCAGATTCATTGGCCAATCCTGGCGAAAGTGAAAACAACGATTCTAGCGCCTCGGTAGCGTCAGCAATTAGATATTGCTCGGCTTGCTGTTGGCTTATTGGCTTAGTGCTCTGAGTAATATCTTTGCCGGTGTGACCATAGCCAATCGTCCAAACGCCAGCAGGACACTGATAAACGGATAACTTGCATCCCTCAAATTGGCGGATGATGTCTAGCATTGCAGTAGGTAGAGTAATCATTTTAGGTTTCTGAGCTTATAGACCGTTTTCAAATACACGCCTTCCAATTCTTGCAATAGATTGTCAATCGCTGGGATTCCCTCCGTTATTTTCTTCCTGTTTTTTGCAATAAAATCTAAATCATCTTCCAATAAATCTAAAATATCATCTTTGTCAGCAGGAACCATGCCGCTTTTCTTTTCCGATGGCGTTAATTCCACCAGCTCAAAAGCGCCCTGATATAACTCCACGACAGGATCAAGAGCATTGATAGCATCATCGTAGAAAGCGCCAAGCGTTTCGTGACGGTATCCGCTTTTTTCGGCCCAGTGGGCAAGGTGCGCGGCATTACGAGAAGCAAAAACGCGGACAATAAGATCATTTATCATTGCCGTGGTTATCCGCGAAAAATATACCAATTAAGCCCGTTGCCGCTAGGCCGCCCTCGATTACCGCATTAGATTGCTCAGGGGTTACAGTCACACCGAGCGCCGTTAAAAGCATTACAATACCGCGCCAAGTGGATGCTTCGGACATTCTCGCCAGTAAATAGCTGATAATTTTCTCTTTCATTTTTCGCCTTTATTGATGCTATGGATAAAATGACAATCTTCTTTTGCCGTTTTTGTGTCTAGTTTTTTGATGATGTCGTCTAGTTTGTTGCTCATGTCGTGCATAGATGACATGAAAGCGGTTTTTTCAACATAACTCCCTGCCACTAAAACCTCAATGTCTCCTACCTTTTCCGCTAATTTTTTGTCTGTCTCTTTCAATTCTTTTAGTGAATCCCATAGACCGTGAACAATTAAGCCCATTAAAGCCACTATGATGGATCCCCCGATATTAATATAAATCTGGTAGTAATCCATACTTGCCCTTTTATCGTTGATAATGTGGAGTTCTTACCCCCGCCCCTGGTTCTAAAGTATCTTTTAAGAATTGCTCTTTTTGACTGCTAGAGTATATCTCTTTAGCCGCGCTAACAATTGCCGACCGTTTAGCCGCCGCGTTTACTGCCTGTTCTGCTCTGCGAGCAATAAAAGCCACGGTAGATCTAGAATTATTTATAAAATTACCCTCTGGTTGGTCAAAGATATAACCAGACACATTATCAATAGTGTTCAATTTTTGGTGGAGTTCAGGAGTAAAAATAGTTTCTGCTTTTCTTGTAGAGTTTAGATGTCCAATCGCTTTATGATAAGACGAATTCGCAAACGGGGTTCCCTTTGTTTCCGACGCTTTTGCCTGTCCTATAAGCCAGTCTATTGTCCCAGACATTAGATAGTTTTGCAAGTCGCTTTCTGGAACTCTGTCCATAAACTGCCGCAATTTTGCATAATTAGCCGTTCTTGACGTGATATAATTATCAAAAAAAGTAGCCGGATTTACTTTGTCATCCACAATATCTCTATAGACTTTATCTCTTTTCAAATCATCAAAATGTTCTTTTGCTAATGACCTGGCATAATCTGCGGCTTCTTTGGAAGCGGCTGTTTCAATAGTCATCGGTAATTTTTCTACTTCTCCTCTTATAAAACCTATAGCAGCTTTTTCGCTTCCTTTCGCTACCCTTCTTTCATTTTCCAAAATAGTACGCAATGACTCAAAACTATTAAAAGTAATAGTATTTTTTCCTAATATATTGTCTAACGTACTTCTTACAGCGGGGGGGACAAAATAAGTTAAGTTTTCCGCTTGCAATACTGCTTCTATATTTTGCTTTAACGCTGCAACATCTAGCGGAAATTGTCCACCATTAAGATCTTTCAGTACTTGATAAGCGTCAGTGATGTTTTGGTTTCTTTTTTCTTCATATTTTTTATAAATGTTGATAATCTCTTCCGCCGCTTGAATTTGTGACACGCTAAATTCTGGCATTGCCTCTTCCTTAGCCTTAAAAATAGCATTCACTAATTGCTGATTTTTTTCCTGATAATGCTGTGCCAATTCTGGCATTTCACCGCGTGAGTTTCTTTCTTTTGACAAAATAATGGGATCGCCCGTTGCTTCGCCACGGGTTAATTGCACGCCAATCGAATCCGCCTCAAGATGACGCTCCAAAGCTTTAGAATTCATTTCATTGATCGGGATGTCTTGCAAAGCCGCTTGCAATTCCGGTGATGCTTGTGCAATCCCTTCCCGTATTAAATCAGCTCTTGACCGTGCCGCAGAGCCAACGCTCTGGCCCCATCCGTTTTCTGCTATGGGAGCTGCTACTTCGGTGCCGGGTTCCGGCCTTGTCCAAGCTTGCCTTGCTTCCGCTTCGCCTGCTTTTACTGCTGCGCCTGGTTTTCCTTTTGCTGTTTTCATTAATTCGGGAGCCGCAAGAGACAACGTTCCCATCATGTTTGCCACGTCGGCTTTAGGTATCCCTGTTTTTTCGGAAATCCAATCTGCGCCTTTGTCCATGTTTTGATTGATGTATTCCATTAATTGGCGGCTTGCTTCGCCTTTGTATGCCGGGTCTTCGGTGATACCTAAAAGATTGCCTATCGGGTTTTCCATCTTAGCAGCAACAGATTGCTGTGTTTTTTCCGCTTCCTCTGGCGTTTGTCCAAACGCTCTAGCCCCCGCATAAGTTGCCCCACCTACTACGGCAGGCACGACACCATAAGCCGTATCAACCGCGCTTGCTAACCCCTTGCCGACGTTTTTAGCGTAATCTAGCGCCGTTTGAGGAGCGTTTTTATAAGCTTCGGTTTCTGTCGTATCAGTAAGATTGCCAGCGGGAGCCTGGCCTAATTTAGCAATTCCCTGCTGCACAGCTTCGGGGGGAACTAATTGCTTACCTGTTAATTGATTACCCACGCCAACAAGCCCGCCCGCCATTTTACCGACTGCTGGGGCTGCAAACTTAGTAGCTGTATCTATCAATCCCGCTTTCGTTGCGGTTGATGTCTGTTCTGGCTTTCCTTGCTCAAAATTCTCCGCGCTGCGGACAAAATCATCTAACCCTGACAAATCCATACCGCCAGCTTGCGCGACAGGCTGAGAAGCCGTTACTGGGGCTTTAGTGCTTACTTGATAAAGCGCCTTTGTCCCGCTTTCCTTTTGCGTTATGGCCGCTTTGATGTTTAATCGAGTCAGCGGATTAGACAAATCAATCTGTTGCTTGGGGTCTAATCCTGTTACCCTGGCAGCGTGGGCGATATAAGCCGCTGTGTCGTTTTCGTTGGGTGGTGCCCAGCGTTTAATGACACCCTCTAAAGTATTGATTCCCTTTTTTCCGTAGCTGATTAAATTGTCATCTAGTGCTTTTAAGCCTTCGTCCAGAGACCCATAACTGGCCAATTTACCCCCAGGCATTAAAGCGCCGGGGTTGTTATTGCGAATAGGGGCTGGAACTTTGCTGGGTTGCGCTGGTTTTTTTTCAACGCTGGCGACAAAATCATCTAATCCAGACAGATCCATTTTTATTCCCCTATCGTTGATTTAATTTGTTCAAGTTTCTTTTTCAGTTCTTTGAATTTATCAGAATTGCCTCCGCCATATTGCTTGATAATATCAAGAGCCGCTTGTTGGTCTTGATTATTAAAAGCATCATATAAGCGAATGGCATCAAATCCATTATTGCCTAATAATTTTGGCCATGCCTTATTCTTAAACTCTCTGGCCGCTATTGGATTGCTTGTTCTATCCATAGTTGTTTCTACCCCTTTTGAAAGTAACTGGGTAGCAGTAGCCAGAGAACGATTAAGCTGTGCTGTACGACGTAAAGCGTCCGGGGTAAATTCCAAACTTCCAGACATTTGTCCCGCTATCTTTTTTCCTGCATCGGTATTAGCTAATCCTGCGCTGGCAATTTGTGATTGCTGCAACGATAACAAGTGTTCCATTAAATCGCGGTTAGTTTTAAACGAACCACTTGCGCCTAAAACGTTACTCGCTTTAGCAAGCGATTCACTACCGGCACCCGTTAAAATTTGTTTCGATAAATCAATAATCTGATTATAATTATTAATTGATTGCTGGGCATCTGCCGCCGACTTTTGCAACGCTACCCGGTCGCTAACCGCTTCTTTGTAAGTTTCTGTAGTTTCTCCTGCGGGAATGCGAGTAACTGCCCCGGCGGGTTCCAATGGGGACTGAACAATGCGCCCTCCTTGAGAGGTTATCTGAGTTGGGTTTCCAACTATATCGTTTTGCCCAACTGCTGTGGTCATTGGCTGGACAAACGGTCTAGTAGCAACAGACGTGCCTCCCGGCGTAATACCTGCGATGGATGGTTGCGTAAGCGTGTTATAAGTACCAGTTGCATCAGTCATTGTGCCCAACTGCGGCCCCATCTGGCGCGTTTGCTCTTGCGGTAAAAGCGTCATGGCCCCGGTAGCTGCAACACGAGCATAATCTGTCCCCTGGGGTAATTTGCCCCAGGTTGTCAGATACGAATCCATTAGCTTTATCATGTTGGGATTGTCTTTGTATTGCTCCTTGAAATCCTGCATTAACTGGATAAAAGGTTCTTTATCTTTTACGCCAGCCGTGACCAGCCCGGCAAACCCCTTGCCAATCATCTCTTTTTGCGAAGTGGTTAGATTCTGCTTTGCTTCGGTGGCTCGCGTTTGAGCGGTCGAAAGCTCCGCCATATTTTTCATAATCTCGCGCCCGGTTAAAGGCGCGATGGCTGGAATAGCTTGATTTATTTTATCCATATCAATCATCCCGTTCGATTGAAAATTGTCGGGATTCTTGAAAAATTCTTGCGTAGCGATCCGCTCTTTATTCGCTTGGTTTTCTGTCTGATAAGCAATGCCCTGGCGTCCGATATTGATTAAATCAGCCGCTCTAAATTCTACGGGCTTGACGTTAGCCGACGGAAAAGAAGAGAAAAATTCAGGCATAAATCACCCTATTAATTTAGCGACCAGTGCAGAAGTCATGAAATTATTACCAATGTTTGAATAAGCATTGGCAGCCCCGACTTGGCCAGCGCCATAAGCAGTAGCGCCGCCTATGCCTAATTGCGAAGCCGCATTGCCGTAATTAGTGGCCGCTTGATTAGTTTGTGATTGTCCTGTTTGCCCTATTCCCGCAATTCCGGCTAATCGATTATAGATATTGCCTTGTTGTTGCTGGTAATTATTAAAAGCATTCTGATAAGCATTCCCCGCATAATCCTCGGCGAATTTGATCCCAGATTTTAAGATATTAGACCCGCCTCCGCCTACGTTCGCTGTTTGTCTTGCTGCATTCATTCCCTGCCCTAACATAAATTGATAATTCGGCGCTAGCTGAGAATTTAAGTCAGCATTGCTAAAAGTTCGCGTTAAATCACCCGTCCCTGTTGCTTTACCTATCGGATTGCCCGCCGCGTCGTATTGCGTATATTTTCCAGGCATTAATGATTGCAACGTATTAAGCGCTCCAACACCCGCCCCTCGGTATGGCGTTTGCTGTTTGTTGATCGTATCGAAAATGTTTTGCTGTAATTTTGTGGCATCGCTAGCCGCCGCTTGTTGTGCAGACGCGGCAGATTTAGCAGCGCTAGCTTGGTTAACTGACCCTCCAATCATTCCGCCCACGCCAGCCCCGATAGCGGCACCCGTTAGCGTTCCAGCCACGCCATACCCTAATCCAGCCCCAATAGCCGCAGCGATAAAAGTCATAGCACGTCTCCTTCTAAAGTTTTAATGTCTGACACAATTTTTTTAAGTTGATTATTAGAATCAAATAGCGCGGTATCATCTGGCTCAATCAATTCCGCTTCTATTTTGTCGAGTTCGGTTTCTTCGGTTTTGTGAATAGTAACGCCAATAGAATCCGCCAAGGATAAAGTAACTCGTTTTGTCCCTGGCTTGCATTCTACCACGTCCCCCGCTTTTAGGGTAACCATTCCTTTTTCCGTCCAGGTAATTATTTCGCCTTTGGCGCACAAAAAAAAGTGGGGTTGTTTGTGCACTTTCCCGACAATAAGCGTCCCTGCTGGTCGGTAAACCCGTCGGCAATACATACCGGGCACGAAATAATGATCAGTTTTTAGCTCAACCTGCGGCATTTTGACCATCTCAGCCTGTAACTTGTTGATGGTTTCGCGGGTAGGAACCTTTAGCGGGGCGGAAAGCTCGTTCATTGCTGCACCTGGACAAGCGACACAATACAAGCGGGGGCCGCTGGACTAAACGCGGTAGCTGCAACGCTGGCAATGCTTATATTAGTGCTATCTGCCGCGTACATTATTTCAACATAATCCGACGCGGCCATTGACATGGTTTGCTGTATCGTGACAGCAATATAACCGTTATTAATATCACTGGTTGCAATCCTGGCACTGTTTGCAATATCAGATCCATTTTTACGCAACCACAGCCACATATTTTTTGCGCTAGAACTACCGCTACTAATCTGAAAAGTAGCGTCTAATTGATATAAGCCGGAAACAGGAACCACCAGCCGAGACGCTGGCGTACCGATAACCACCCCGTTGGAAATAGCGGTATTGTCAATCGTTAGCGCGTAAGCTGTATTAATAGCCGCAGGGGTGGCGGTTGAAGTCTTAGAAAACATCCCGTAGTATTGCATTGCCTGTATTGTAGGCCGAACAAAGATAACGCCAGCACTCGCATCGGACACAACAACCGCAGCAATGGGGATGACATTATTCGGTGCTGTTGGTTTTGTTTTTGTTAGTCCGCCCGCAACGCTGGGACTAGCATATAAAACATCGCCAACGCTATACGCGCTAGTGTTTAATCCACGCACAAAACCCCAAACGGTGCAATATCCTTTTTCCCCGCTATCGGGTAAATCGTGAGTCATTACTCCCAAAATATACAGAGTAGGACTCGACCCGTTGGCTAAATAGGGAGACACAGCAAGCGCATTAGCCGACGCGCCCGCAAAGCCGACCACGGTGCCATTTGGGATAGTGACCCCGGTATTATTTTTCACCCGTGCGTAGGTTTCCTCTCCGATCTGCTGCACTACGCCATAATCCATTCCTAGATCAAGCGTTTGGTCTGTGCTATTCCAGCCCATAACGCCAATCGAAATGGTGGGCGCGGCAGAAGTGTCAAATTTGACATAATCAGGCGTTTCAATTCCGCCGGTTATCCCTGTTAAACTGGTGATGTCGGTATTATCCCCCAGCTTTGCTGCTGAAAAATTAATTCGCGCATCATCCGCATTATCCGCCCCTGTTCCGCCATTAGCGACGGGAATCACCCCATCAATCGCAACAGTAATCGTTCCCGCCCCGTTGGTGATTTTTACGTTTTGCCCTGCGCTAATTGTTCCAAGCGAATAACCAGCACCGTTGCCAATTAATAGCTGGCCGTTTGAGGGTGTCGTATTGATTCCCGTACCGCCTGAATTAACCGGGAGCGCATTAGCCATTGCAATGCTAAACACATTAGGGTTTTGCAACCATAAAACCCATTCCCTGGCAGGCCGCCCCGTTTGCGGGTCTAAAAAGGGTGATTGTGGGAATCTGAGATTGCTGAATACTGACGGATTAGGGGCTACCATTAATTATCTCCCATTGTCGCTTTTAGATTAGCGGAAACGATAATCGCCTCAATGGGGTCAGTAATAACGACTTCAAAAACTCGATCCCTCGACCACCCCAAACGTCGCCAGATTGCCCGTTTGGTATATTGTCCCATCTTGCCTATGCTCACCCAATGCTCAGCGCTCCAGGTCGAGCCGCCATCGTTAGACCATCTAAGCATCGCCTGGGGATCCTCGCCTTGTCCGCTTGACAGCCCTACTCCTGGCTCGAATTGAATCTGAAACTCATCAAAAAATTGCCGCTGCAAATCGCTTGTTAAATGAATGGCTCGCCGTAACCGTCGAATAGTCGAACCGTTATCAGTGAAAACGGTATTATCTAGCGCATAAACTTTGCCGTTGGCATAATCACCGACCAGATTAAACCCGGCAAAGAAAGCCGCGCAATTAGACCGATGACGGTGATACCCTGTCATGTTTTCCCACGCTAACCACTTATGCCAGTAACCCGTCGCTAAATCAAAAACCCACGTTAAATCAGCATTAGGGAATGTCACAACGTAAAATTCATGCCCTTCTATCTGGTATGTGTATCCGATGGCATTAGAAACATCCACGCCCATCAAACTGTATTCTATGGCGTGTGTAGAAACTCGCTTAAAAGAATACCCCTGCACTATTCCAATAATAGACTTACCTCGTGTGTCTTTGCTTACAAAGATAAACGACTCACCCAGCCGAGCAATAGAATACGGGGCGGCGCATCCGTGCTGCATTGATGTCCCTGATACGCGTTGGAAGGGGAACGACGTTATCCCATCAATCGTATTTCCTACGTCCACCCAGACTTCAGTCGTTACCTCTCCTAACAAATAGACTTGCCGGTGGTCGGCAATTAATGCCATTAAACTGTCCGGGGAGCCGTCTTTAGAACCATAGTTGCCGGTTGTGCTGGCCACCAGGCCGAGGTCGCTTGCAGCCCAGTTTTGGGTTCCTAGCTCATTGTAAATAACGTAGTTGTCTATCGTGTCGCAGCTAGTTGCACCAACCCATAACCCATCACTACTCGATAATGTTGCAAACGTATTTGATGACGCGATCCAGGTATAGCGATTAACGCCATCTACAATATAAGCCGTTAGACCGTTATCCGTTGTGACCGTGTCCGTTATTTGTACCTGGCCGCTTGTTGTTGTCAGTGTGCCAATGACGGTAGAAACAAACGACGAATTAACTCTATAAACGGTATTACCTGCAACGACTATTAGCCATTGCCCGCCCGATAACGCACGCATACCGCGCACCTCGGAGGCTGTAAGCTGTAATTTTTCGACTAATCCGGGTGTCGGGTATAGCGACTGCGCCCCCCGTTCTCCTGGTTGTTTTGTTGGGTCAATTTCAAGATAAAAATTGATGCACTCTTGCGCGTCTTGATAAATAGACGGCGAGACATACGACGCGCCAACAAAACCAAAATCGGGCATTAGGCGAATCCTCCATCCATTATCCACCCGGCATCTTTCGCTTTTCCGACCAATAACGCATCGGGATAACGTGCCATCTGTGGCGGTCTCATATTAGTGCGTTTGACTGTTGCTTTCGCTTGTGCCGCGAATGCTTCAATTTTAGCCATCAATAATTGGTTCGTTTTCCCAAACATCGGCATGAGCCGTTCCGCTAAATTCCAGCGGACGGCATTCAGATAACCAGGAGGCAAGTCAATCTCAACGTATAAATTAGGATAGCGCTGGAATTGCGTATAGCTAAAACAGTGCATCTCACCTTGTGCCGGGTTGGGCCATAGATAAATAGTGCCTAATTGCTCAGATGGTTGATAATAAAGCCCTTTCGGCCATGGGCCGTTAAGGCTTTTAAGCCCGATCATCTCGTAAGTTTCTAGCGCAAAAATGGCAACAGGATAATCAAGACCGCCATTAGCAATGGGAGAACCATTGCTATTAGTATTCACGCGCACAAACGCGCTTTCTATTGTGAGCGGTCGCTCATAATATCCGGTGATAGTTGTGCTGGCGACCGTCTGCGATTTATTGACGGTATACGTTCCGCCCTCGTTGACATTACCGCCTGCGCCCGTGACAAACCCGGTTATTTTCGTTCCTGCACTAATCCCTGTGCCGGTAATCGTTTGCCCGATGGTAATCGCCCCACGGGTTACGCTATTTGCTGTGACGGTTAAAACCGTTCCAGCAATCGAGCCAGTAAAACTTGATCCCACCTGCCCCATGGAGCCGATGGTGTATTGAATTTGATTCTGAACAACGGGAAAAACAATCTCAGATTTATAAAAAGTCATCATGTTTTCGTTAGACCATTGCTCTAATAAATCATTAAGCAGGTCGAATGCGTCTTGCGCTTCGTCTGCCGTCGGCACCTCGCCAGCAGCTAAAGCGCCGATGTCTTTTAAGGATCGGGTGATAATATCGAGCGGCGTAGTCATGTTTATCCTTTACACACCAAGATTCATATTCTCCCTAGTTGTTGTCCAATCATTATTTCCAGCTCCGGAAATACCGACATAAGTAAGTGCCGCCCCCCCTCCCGCGCTGGTGGATACAATGGTTGATCCGGATAATGCTCCTGTAAAAGTAACGCCATTACCAACAGTTCCAACCATTTTTTTGAGATAAATTAGCCCCCCAAAACCGCTTGGATGTGAATGAAAAATAAAAGAATTTCCTGAACCGTCAGAAAATAACTCCCCTGCAATAGGCGTTCCCGTTCCAGACGCCGAATAAAAACGATGGTCAAAAGCATATACAAAAAATTGTGGCACTGTTGAATAAATTGACTCAACAAAATTACCAGTGATTGAGCAAGTATTGATGCCAAACAACCCGTTTGGATTGGTAGTCGATTCGATATATATTCCTTTTACTTTATTGGCCACGGTGCCATAAATGTCGCTAATGGGCGGCGTATTTTCAAACCACATTGAATTGTTTGAAATAACAATTCCTTTTGATGGAGGAACATTAACCAAAAAATTAACCGTGATTGCGCTCAACCATTGATTCCCATTAGACGCATACCGTCCATACTGATCAATAATGGCATACGGCCCTTGGCTTCCTTGGCCAATGTCTTTAATGTTGTTGTCAGAAATTACAACAGAATAAGCATTAGACACATTGATCCCGCCAACGCGGGTTCCATTGATACTGTTGCCGACAATGCTTACATACTGAGATCCGTCAATTGTGATCCCCATGTCTCCTGACATTCTAACCACGTTGCCGCTGATAGTGGCGTTTTTGTAACCATAAAAAGCCGTATCAGCCACAGGAGTATCAATAATATTATTAGCAACAACTAACCGCGCCATGTAACTTTTAAACGTTCCTGACGCACCAGTGTTTGAAAATGCCACATTGTATATTCCCGCTCCACCAGGAGTTCCACTTATTTGTGAAATAATTGTGTTGTCAGATAACACATTTGTACCGATGAATGTTTGCCCAACAGCCAATTTTCCAGAGGCAACGGCGCTCACGGTCATTGTCGTGCCACTGATAGATGCCGTAAACGTTGCGAGGCTTCCTCGACCAACCCATTGGTGTCCTACCGTTGTATTGTTGCATAGTTCCAAGTTTGTGGCGTTAAAATTAAACATACCACAACCACCATTCCCTTGGTTGGTTGTCCATCTCTTAGAGATCAGCGTATTTTGATTCATACTGACTTGTTGGCAATTACTGGTCGCGCAAATAGATTGAGCAATGCTGTTTGTTGAGTCGCTATAATTGTTAAAAAAATCCACATAAGTGGAATTAGAAATCACAACGCCACGACAGATATTTATAAAATGGCAATTACTAATTTCCACTTGCTCGGTTGTATTAATATTAATTACCCAGTAACCTCCCCATGTATTTGGATCTGCTCCGTCATCGTATCCGGAAATACTAGGTTGAACACTTGATAGCCAATTCTGGTCTATGCAAACGTTATTTAACTGCAACGGCCCGGTGCTTGTAATTCCAGCGGTGCTTGAAGAATAAGGTGAAATTTGTTTTAAAATTGAATTTTTATTGCATAACCCTTGAATGCTTAACGCTTTGCCGGATGGAACCGTGACATTGGCGTACATAAACACGCCATCAGGAATAAATAAAGTAATGCTACTATTCGCGCAAGCATTAATAGCGTTTTGAATTGCAACCGTATCATCAGTAACACCATCACCAACCGCTCCAAAATCTTTAACATTAACAGGAGCGCCATCAATCATCGAGTAAGAAACTTTAGTAAGTGACATAATAAAATCCTCTATTAGTAGACTAGTTCAATAATTGAATTAACCGGAGGCGCTTTGGAGAACGTCAACAAATTATTAATAAGCGTATAAGTTGACGCGCTTTGATATACCCCGTCAATATAAACCATCACAAAAGAAACTAACGGAATAGGTAATAAAAATTTTGTTTGCGTTCCGTTTCCTGTAAAATCCTTAACCGTTGATAATGGTGATAATGGTTTATTAATTATTTCAATGCTAGAGTTGATCGGGGGTGCTTCAGAAAAAGAAACCATATTAGGGTATGCAGTATAGCTATTTGCATTCTGATAAACTCCATTAATATAGATGGATATAGAATCATTCTGCGAAATAATTGATAAATAAAAATCCGTCTGTATCCCATCACCCGTAAAATTACCCACTGTGGTGATATTATCATAAGAGCCAATCGGCGCGCCGGTTGCATCTTTAATAACAAATTTATAAGCAACCCCATATATAATCCAAATTTCCCCACCTGGCACCCGTCCAGACGCATCCAATACAATCGGGTTAGTGTGAGCAACACCACCCGTGGAGGTGGTGTAGGTTGGCTGTGGCGTAGTGCTCCCTGCGGCATAAGTGTAAATTAATCCACCCGCAAGCGGGTTGCCGTCATTGTCGAAAAACTGGGCCGCTGCTCCGCCTACAGGAGATAATTGCACGCTCATGATTTACCCCTAAAACCAAACACGAACGGGATTATTTACAGAAATCAAAAAATCCGCTAGACTTTCAACGCTTTTTGATGTCCGTATATTAACATGAAACCCAGGTATTGGCAAAACTTCGGGATATTCTGTCCCTTCTTTATCGATTTTCGTTTCCCCAGTGGGTTCGTAAATTGTCCCTATCATGTCCACATTCTCGAAAAGTTCGAGTAATGGTAGGGCTTGCTCTTCGTTTTCAAATCTTAGAAAGTAGTCTGTCATTGTGTGATAATCTGTAAGTTGTAATCGGGGAGGCGATAGGGCCAGTATTTAATGCTAGCAATCGGAGCGCAAAGGGTTCTAGCGGACGCAATCCCATCCCCTATATTTACTTGTGAACACGTTGGAACGCTGCCATTTGTATCTAATGTTCCTAGTATACCGTTTAACGCAACATTAAAATTATTTTGTTTGTATGCGTAGGCGGTTTTGAACGGAGTATTAGCGGATAATGACCCTACTACAATAGCCGCTTGCGATACGTTAGAAACATTCGTTTGGCCATAAATTGATGCAGAACTTGCTCCTTTAAAAACTAGTTGCCTATTATTTACAGTTCCATCGTTTGCGTCTATCATGTATCTATTAACCGCATCCGTCGTCGTTGCGGGAACTTGGGCATTAACCAAGAACGTCCCTTCCGTATTGTTATACCAAGAAGAAAAGTTCGTTCCCGTCATGCTCGCTGAATCGCGTGCTCGCGTAACTTGTGCGGACGTGGTGGGAATGTACGAAGTTGGGAACGTGCCCGCTTCGAGT